TTTAATTGCCATTGCATCAAATGCACCTTCACATAAAATCACGGGTAAGTCCCAGTTTATATACAGGTCAAATCCAATTATGTCCTTAGTCGCGGGAGCTAATTTATGTTTAATATATGCGTTTTTATCAAATGATCTTCCAACATAATAATTAATATTACCTGTGCTGTCATATGATGGAATTACAACCATGTTTTTTAAGTCACCTGTTTCACAATATTGGATGTTGTATTTTACTATATCTTGTTGAGTGACTCCTCTTTGTGAAAGATAATGAAGGGCATGTCTTGATAAAACTGCAGATGAAGATATAATAGGTTCAACGCCTTTAGGTAATTGTAAAGTAGTGGCGTCAGGTTTAAATTGTTTTTTGGTTTTAAACTTATATTCAAGGTCAATCGACTTTAAAATGTCGTATGCTTTTGGAGACGCTTTAGCTTCCTTAAGTAATTTAAATGCTCGATGACCTTTAAAATCACAAACCCAACATTGAAATTGTTGGGTTACAAGATTAACTGTGAGTTTCTTTTTTCTGTGGTTACAACTTGGACAATTAAAGACGGCAGATTCTTCTCCTCTAGCGCCTTTAGAGGATTTACCAGGTCCTAAAATTGATTCTAAAAGTTGTTTAAGTAGATCTTCCTTCATATAATGAATATATGAAAGGAAAATGGCTAATCAAAATCTCTATCGAAGAATTTTCCGAGAATATTGTCGTTTAGATATTTCTTGTCTTCTAACACACCTAAACTAAATTGATATTTACATTCAAGGTAGGTTAATTCTTTTTTATGATAAGCAATGTGAATAATTTCACGTGTAAGGTCTTCTGGTGATTCACTTACACAGTCTTTTATAAATGCATGTGAACCGTGGTACGTCTTCCAATCGCTTTCTTTTAACACACGTTTAAAAATTGGTGGACGACCTTTTCCTTCCCAAAGAGCCTTTTCTTTTTTACCTAATTTTTTCTTTAAATTATACATTAGTGATTTTTTACCAATGTATTTTTTACCTGTAGGTGTGTGGGTTGTTTGATAGATAAAGCCGAATGCTCCTTCAGGGAGGTCGGCTATGTCATTAATTTCTTTTTTATTATATAACCATTTCATAAAATTATTTTTTTAAGTGTCAAATCTAATTACATAAGTAGTATCTGTTTCATCAGACATACGTAAAGCTTGTCCTAATTTACCAACTACTAATAATTCGCCATTATCATTATATAATCCAATTGTGGTAACATAAGGTCTAAAATAAGAACTTGTAGCAAAATCAGCTAAATCTTCTGAATCTTTAGATTTTATTTTACGAGCTGAGGGGTTTAATGTTACATCAAATTCATGTTGATCAACCATACATTGATATTCATTCTCATAAATTAAATGAGTACCTTGATAAGTTAAATTAAAATCATTACTATTACCTGGATTTAAAATATCTTGATAATTTGGTTTAGTAATAGTTGTTAAACCATTACTATAAAATATATTTCCCACATAGGGTTTATTATCTATACTTTGAGATAGATTATTAATTTGATTTTGAGATAATGAATCCTCAAATATCATAATTTGGGACATTGAGCCATTAAAATAATTAGAAGTACCACCTTTACTTCCTATATATAAATTAGCTTGATTTTGACATTGTGAAGTATTATCTTTTGATGTTTTTTGTTTTACCCCATCAATATAAATTTCTAAATTTAATCCTACTTTTTGACATACTACATGTAACATACTATTACTACTAGTAGAAATAGTTGATACTGTAGATGTAACATCTCCATCAAATCTATCAAAATTAATTGAACTCGATTGATAATATATTTCAAAAGGAAATTGAGGTGCAGCATTTACTTCTATTCCTTGTGAGGATCCTGTAATATTAGAATTAGTAAATAAATTTGGTGATTGAATTACTGTTTTGGTAGTACTTTTACTTATTAGATATTTTTTATTATCATTATTAGGGTTATAAATTGAATTAGATACAAAAAAGCTAATAGCAAAATTATCTTTATTAAAATTATATCTAGAATTATGGGGTGATTTTAAATTTGAAGACACTCCATTAAAATCTAATACGGGATAATTTCCCCCATCTAAAACTTTAGAAGAAAATTTTAAATCTTTGTAAGCAATTTCGTTAAATAAAAAACTATCATCTAATAAACCATTTTTAGTATAAGTAGTTTTATAATTTACTATACTTTTTCCATTCTGGATAGATAAATCATAATTTGTATGTCCTTTTTCAGGTCCTAAATAAAAAATTCTAAAATTTTCATTTTTAAAATTAGTATTATTGACTGTAGATGAAATGGTGCCATATGAAGTATCATATAAATGTCCTTTTCCATCATCTTTAATTGTTATAGAATTTTGGGTTAAAGAAAAAGATTCTGTTTTGATCTTGTATCCTATAGTTTTGTAAGGTAAAGATAAAATATTAACTTTATCATATAAAACTCTATAATGATCTAAGTAGTTTATAGTGCTAAATTTACTAATATAATCTAATTTAGAATTTTTATAAAATAAGTGATCTAATTGGAAGTATTTTTTATGATTATTAGAATCATTAGAACTTCCTGAATTTGCCCATTCAAAATTAGCTCCATCCCTATATGCTATTGTAGGAAAAGAGGATGAAAAGAATTTTCCTTTATTACTAGTTAAGCTACTTGATGTAAAAGTACTTTGTTTGTGAGCATTAAAGGGAACAATTGATATATCTGATTTAGAAAATTTTTTAAATAATGTAGACATTTCATCTTAATAATCAAGTTTAATTCTTACTAAAGCTTCTTTAGTAAAATCTTTAGGTAATGGTTGTGATAATTTAGCAGTAGCTAGTAATTCATTAGAATCATTATATAATCCAACTGTAGTAATATATACTTTAGGGTTATTTGCCATAGAGGTAAATTTTAAAGTCCCATCATTTGAAGTAAAAGAAGGATTAGTAGAATAATTAAATTCTTGATTAGTTACTCTTGTAAAATAAAATTGTGATGAAACTTTTTCTTCATTATCTACTACAAAACTAGATGCTGAATGGTGTTGGAGAGCTTTTAATAATTTTCTAGTATTAATAGCATCACTATCTGAAGTATCATTAGATGTTAAATTGGTTAGATGTGCTTTTGTTCCACCTAATTTATCCGATAAAGCACTAGGATTTAAAATAATAATACCTGCATCAGGGTATACAAAACCATATGAACCTGCATTTGTTTGAGATAAAGTATTTCCTACCATAACACCATTTGAACCACTAACTAAATTAAATTGTCTTCCTAAATTTGTAAGTGTTGCTGAACCTGTAGAAGTAACACTATCATCAGTAAGATGAAGTGTTGTAAATGGATGAGTAGCAGCTGTAGAGCCTGAACATAATTTAAAATTCAAAGAACCTGGTTTTAGTCCTTGTTTAATTCGAGCCCTTTCAAAATTAATTACATAAATATCATTAGGTGTAGTACCATTAAATGAAAAATTTTGTGATTCATCACCATAAACTAGTTGACGGTATTGGCTGTATATAGTTTTAGTAGCACTAAATCCTTCACCACCTGTTCCCTGACTAAAATCTGTAGAACCTGAACCATTTTTATTTCCATAACTTATGGTGAATTCTACTGAGGAAGTAGCTACTGGGAGTTGTTGAAAAACTTCTAAAAAGAATTGACCTGAACTTGAAGTACTAGTAAAAACATTTCCATTCATTCCTGCATTAATTGATGAAGTAAAAAATGTAGTCATTTCGTTAGTACCATCTGAAAAAAGATTACTATTAATTTTTTCAGTACTTAATACTATATCTCCGCTATTATATCTTACAAATGTTGACATTTATTTTATATTTTTATTATTTACTTACTCCTTTAGTAGCTGTAGCTGTAAAAGATGTTGATGTTACTGTTTTAGAAATTGTTACAGGGACTGTTACTCTAGCACCTGAATCTAAACCTACTATAGTTAATGTTGTGGTTAATGTACTATTAACACCAAATAATGTTGTACTATTAATAGCAGTTAAAGTAATTGATTCGCCTCTTACAGTTTGACTTAATCTTTCTCCAGTAAATGGAATATTAGTAGCACCTGTAGAATTAGCTCCTACCCCTACAAAGCTTGATATTAATCTTCTATCAGCAATAGTAAATAAATATCCACTTGTTTCTACTGTGTTATTAACACCTGCGAAATTAAATGTTTGAGGAGAAATAGAATTTTGTTGACCTAATCCAATATTAACTGTGTTAGAACCAACTTGTAATATAGGCATTTTAGTAGTTCCTCTAGGTAAAGTAACTAATTTATGAATCATAATATTGTTTTCATCAGGAAAAGCTTCAATTAATGGTAAATTTTCAATTGCTTCACCAAAATATTGTGAACCATCTGGATGACTTTCGTTATATAATGTATAATCAATTTCATCATCACCTAAGGCAAATTGAGTAATTTGAAAAGAACCATCATTTCTTGATAAAAGTTCTCTTCCTCTTCGTGTTAAAATAGCATCTACTGTTACTGATGAATTATCTAAATATCCCATATTAATTTTATTTTGTTATAAATATATAAGTTTTTTGTTTTATTTAATATTTTCTGGTAGGTATTTTCTATTATAATTTTCCCACCAAGCTTCTCCATAAAAAGTACATATTTCTTCATTTTTTTTTATATCTTTAATAGATTTAAAAATAAACATATTATTATCTATGTTAGTTTTCCAAATTGCATTATTTTCACCCTTTACTTTTGAAGAATTATAAATACAACCATATCCTAAAGGTAATACATTATATTTATTTTCATTATTTTTATCGGGAAATGAAAATAAGTAATCAGCATTGTGAGGATTATAATCTTGTACTATAAAAAAACATTCTTCTAAAATTTCTCCTTTATTAATATCTTCTTTAGCAAAAACCCCATATCCATGAAGAGGTGATTTTCTAACTTCTATTTTTTTATTAAAATATAACCTTTCTACCATTTTTTTAAATTTGTTTCATATTAACATCTATTAAATTATAATTTACTGAATAATAACCATTAGGATTTTTAATTACAGCATTATTAAATCCTAGTTTTAGTAAATCTTGTGCCATAGTTCCTGTATATGTTTTTGTTTTTCCTTTATAATTAAATTTATATATTGGAATACCTGAAGGGGATTTTCTTAAGAATATTATATTTTCTTTTAATCTTATATCAGAAAATTCAGTAGATCCTCCACCTGTAATTTTTGAAACATTACTTTTTGTTGATGAACCTCCCGAATCATTAACTGTCTCACGAGTTTCTATGGATGTTTCCTTAATTTGTTTATCTACAAAATTCAATTGGTTAGATCCTATTTGTTTTGCTGATTGTGCTTGTATTGATTGACCTAATCCAAATGCTGCTCTAGTTCCTCCTTCAGCACCTAATCCTGCATTAGATAAGAAAACATTTAATTGTTCTTTAATGTCTGGGTGAATGTTATTAGGAATAATAACACCCCCATTTCCTGCACCTACAGGTGCTTCTGTATCTAAATTAAAATTTAAGTGAATCGTATTTATACTTTGGTTTTCTTTAAAAATAACATATTCTTCTTTATTAGCTCCGTTATAAGTAGTAATAAAAGGAGAATCAAATCTTGAACTTATATTTTTTATAGAAAATGTATTATCAGTTAAATTAATATTACTACCACTATGCGCTAATTCATGTATATCAAATGCTTTTAAAAGATTTTTTTGAGAAGTAGTACCTATAGAATCTTTTCCTGAATTAAAACTAATATAGTATCTTTCTTTTTTTGAACTTTTGGGTCCCAATCTTTTACTAAGTTGGTGAAAATACCCCTCAACAGAATTTACTTGATTTTTATCTCCTAAATGATCTATAGTAAGAGCTACATTTCCACCTAATAAAGTTCCTAATGAACCTGAAGCACCATCTTGAGCAATAAACCATTCTTCTACATTAGGATTTACATATAATCTACCACCATTACTAATCTCATAATCAAATATTGTTCCTGATGCACTAACATTTGTAGCTGCTTTAGATAATACACCATTTGCATCAGCACTTTGAGATTGAAAATAAATAGCTGCGGGTTTAAAAGATCCTCTATTATAACCTACAGTGTAGAAGGGTTTAACAAAACCATTATTAGCATTATCAAAAAATTTTACACTACATGAATTAAATAAAGCTAAATCTGTTTTAATAAGAGTTTCTGTAATATGACCAATGATATTTGTATCTGGAACATCCGTTTGGTCAAAAGTAGAAGGATCATCTATAGTAAAAGTTACTGCTCTATCTATAGTAAATGCTGTAGAACCAATTATGGTTCTTTCTGATAAAGGATGTCCAAATTCATCTAAACTAGGCCAAAATGATCCTATCCTAGATTCAAATGAATTATTGGCTCTAGAGAATACATAAACTGTTTTACTATATTGTTCAATAACAGGTTCTGTACCATAAGTTACATCACCTTTAGTAAATTTATTAATTTGGGCTCCTTTAAGTTTTGTTCCTTTATAACGTCCTCTTTGCCATCCTTCTCTTTCAAATTCAGAATCATTAATTTCTAAATTATATATTTTATCTCCTATAGCCATTATTAAAATTCTTCTGTGTTAGATGTTATAGTTCTAAAGTATTTTTTACTTTTTCTACTATTAACTGCGTTATTTAATAAATAATTAGAACCTGTGTCAAATGATACATACTGACTTTCTGGGCTTATATTAAAAGTTGTTTGAGTTAATATATTTTGTCCTTTTAAATTAAAATCAGAAGTTTCAGAAGTATATTTTATATCATAATTAGCTTCATAATTATTATGTTTTTCAATTCCTGGTAAAGTTGATGGATTTGCAAATTTAGATCTTTCTAAATAATGTGGTTCAATTAAAATACCTGTTTTTAAATTAGCTTTAGCAGGTACCATAGTTTCTATTATTTTAAATAGTGTATGGTCAAATTGTTGAGTTGTATATATAAAATCAGAATAATCAAAACGATTAGGAGATTTCTGAAAATAAGAATTTTTTAATTCTTTTAAATCAGGATAATTACTTTTATTAATATGTGTTGGATCTCCAATAAAATCATCTAATCTAAATGATCCTAAAGTATAAATTATATCTCTATTTATTGGGAATGAAGGTGAAAAATAAACACCTAAATCATTTGTATCTAAAGGTTGTCTATCTAATACTGATGTTTCAGTTTTAATATCTGGAGATAAAATATTATCTACTACTTCTCCACTATCTAATCTTACTTTTTTACTAGTCATAGCTTTACCTACGGTATCAGGTGTAGGTAAATATCTAATTTCTTCATCAAATTTAAATTTTGGAGATATTGTATTAGTAGAAATATTAGTTAAAAAGGTAGTATTTACATTAGGGTGAACACTTTTATTAATAGTCTGTTTTAAATTTCCTCCTAAAGGTAATCTTAAAATTAAATTAGTATAAGAAGAAGATGGGGTATTTCCATTATACATTGAAGGTTCTAAGGCATGCTTAGTTAAAGTATCATCAGATAATAATTCACCAAAATGGTATTTTATTTCTTGAATTGAACCTGAATATCCTTTTTCAACAGCACTATTAGCTACTCCTGCAGGTAATCCTCCTATAAAACAAAAAGTAGCTCCTGCATCACGTGCATGAGTAGAATTAGCTCCAGGAAATTGTAACCCCCATGTGTTAGCTTGAAATCTAGTATCTAGAGTAGGAGATGTCTGTGTAGTTTTATATACATTTTGTAAATTATTAGCTTGATAGGCTCCAAAAGAAGTTGCAACAGCTGTATCACTTGCATTTCCTATAGCATTGGTTCCTATAAATACATTCCAATAGTCTCCATTGTATGCGGGGAAATAATCAGTAACAGCAGTAACTGTATTATTTTTTCTACTCCATTTTAATCTACCATATTGGATTGAATCTCCTGATGATGAAATATCATTCCCTATATAAGGTTCTAATATAAGATGTTGATCATATTCTAATTGGTCACTTGCAGAACCTGATAATGAAAATAAATGATAAGTAGTAGTTGATCTTATAGGTTTAATTCTAAATTCAACGGTTTTAGCTGATGCTGATAAATTATTAGTTAAAGAAGAAGACCAAGGAGTTCTTATAAAAAAGCCATTAGTAGTTAAATCACCATCCCCACTTACTGTTGTAGCTTTAAAATTATATATTTTTTTATTATATTTAAAAGTTTTAAAACTTGTAGAATCTGAGGTAGAACCCCCAAATTCTTTTACATTTAATATTGTAGAAGGAATACCATAACTTGTAATTAATGCTCTAATTCCTCTTTCAGTACCTTTAGTTTTTAAAAGAAAAGGTAAATTATGATAGATTCGTTTCCATTTTTCTCTTGTAATATCAGATTTAGCTAAAGATCCCTCATTAGAAGCAGTAATTAATGTTTGGGGGGATGAAGATGATGTTAAATGATATAAAGATCCATCTTTATTAGTTCCTGTTAGATATTCAAATAAATCAGCATTTTCAAATTCATCAAATACTTGGATGCCTAATCCTTTTAATGCATTGTAAACTAAATCTTTATCTATACCTCTATTTAAATGATTTTCTGCTCGTTTATTTTCTGTTAAGGATTTTATATATAACCAAGATTGGTCAAAATGTTGACCTATCATATCAACAAATAATTTATATTGGTTATTATTTGAATCGTTTTTTATATATTCAGGTATTAATTTGTTTAAATTATACACATTTTGGTCATCAAATTGTGAAGAAGAATAAATTTGCCCCCCATAATAATCATTTGCACCATCATTACTACCAAACCATTCTAATGCTTGGGGAGATGTTACAACTCTTTGAATATATGGTTTAGTTGAATTAGATTTAGGCCAAGAATAAGTACCTGATTCATAATATAAAAATCTTTCATATCCATCAAAACCACCTATAACTTTTTTCTTTTTATTTTCTATTATTTTTTTACTACTTAATGTTACAATTGATGAAGATGCATTACCTGTTATAGTATTAATATTTGTTTTTTGAGTATCGTATAATTCTATTAATTTTAATTTATATTTAAAATTATTTAATCTTTCTGTAGCTGAACTAAAATGAACAAAATTTTCAAAGTGATATCCTGAATCCGTAACTAAATTATTATATTCTGCACTAGGTTGAGAGCTACTACTTAATGCATTAACCATATTTTCATAACTAGATGTAATTCCTCCTCCTAATATTTCATCAAATGTTTTAAATTCTGAAGGAACTGAACTATTTAATCTAGTATCTATTTTAAAATTAGGACCTGCAATTTTAATAGTTGAATCTGCTATAGAAAGTGGTTCTAGATTTAATGTAAGTGTAGCAGGTTCTATTAAATCTTCAACTATTCTTAATGTAAAAGTATTAGCAATGGATAATGGTAAAGGGTCTAATAATTTAATAAGTAAAGAATAATCATCATCTGATTTATCTAAAAATATATTAATAGCAGTAATATTAATACCATTCCCAAAATTTAAAGTAAAATCTTTAAAAAATGATGATTGATTAAATTCATCGTTAAATATATTATAACGTTGTGTTAATTGATCATTATCTAATTCAAGAGTATCTATTCTAATTTCACGTCTTGAATTTGAAATTTCTTTTATAGAAAAAGATTTTAAAAAACTATCTATAATTTTTCTTCTTTGAAATCTATATTCTACTTTATATTGACCTGAATTAAAATTGAGGTCTCTTAAATCTTGCTCAGGATTTACTATTATTTCATTTGAAGTACCGTCAGTTTGTTTTCCTTCTTCAGTAAAAATATAATTTTTAAAATCACGAATATGAGATACTAAATTATCAGTGATATCATATACATTAAATTCAATGTTGTCTTCTATTTTTCCAAATGTATTATATAAACTAACAGTTTTATTAGAATTATTTGGAACTTTATCTATGAATTTAGATACTTTTTTTTTATATTTTTTAGCTTTTTTAAAAAGCTCACTTTTACTCATAATAGATTTCCCCTTACCTGTAGTGGGAGTTGGAGGGGGATTTATATTAGCCTTTCTTTTATCTCTATAAGTTCTTTTAGCCATTTAATTATCTTTTTACTTTAGGTATGGATATATCTTCAACAATAACATCTGGGGAACTATTAGTAAGACTTACTATTCCACTAGTATATTCATGAACCCAATCTTTACTAGATCCTCTTCTATCTACTCTACCAAATACATCTATTGTGTAAAAATCAGGTTTTCCTTTAAATTCAAATGTTTCACTTCTATATTGATTATAACTTCCTTGTTTTACTGTTTTATTACCTTCAAAGTCAGTAAAAGTAACTTTATATTTTTCCTTTTTTCTATCTTTTTTCTTTCCTAATTTACTACCACCTTCTAAAGTTAGATTTACTTTAATAGTTTTTTCAATTTTTTCTTCTAATTCTACTTCACTTAAATCATCTTGTAATAATTGATTATTTAATTCAATAATTTGTTTTTCTAAATCTCTAATTATTTCATCTTTAGGATCTTGATAATTACCATAAAATTCTGTGCTTTGATCTATTAAAGTTTTGTGTGAAGTAGTTCCATTTCTAGGAATATCATAAAATAATTTATTATAATAGCTAAAAAATTGATCAACTGATACTAAATCTTCTTTAGGGATTAATTCAGAAAAAGTTCTATTAATAGATCTATCTCCTACTTCAGTATTAATTGAAATTTTATCTAATTTTATAATTTGTGGATCCATTATCTAACTACTTTAAAATGATAATTATTATCAAATATTTCTATACCATCATTATTTATATGCTTAAATAATAAACGATAATACCTTTCTGGTTGTAATCCATTCATATATATTTTAAAATGCATTCCATTTGAATCAGAACTTAATTTTGTAAATGAAGTATCAAAAGGAATTATTACCTCTTCTGTATGAGCATCTCTTATACTATAAAAAGAAGATGTAGTAAGGTAGCCTACATTTAAATAATTTGATGTAGTTGTAAATGTTCTATTAGGGTATTTATCTCTTACATTTAACCTAAATGTTGCTTCTTCGTCTATTTTGTATTCTTCTTTATTTCTATATAAAGAAACATTTAACTCACCACTAGTTTTTGCTAATGATTGAGAATTATGTATACTATCATCCCATTTAAAAGTTAATTTGGGTGGGAATATTGTATGAGTATCAACTGAAAAATAACTTAAAGTACCTTTACTACTTGAAGATTCTCTTTCTACTTGATCTGAGTATTTTATTATAAAACCATTATTAGCGATACCTGTGGGGTATATTTGAGAATTATATATACTTGCACTAAATTTTTGTATTATAGAAGTAACATTTAAATTTAAATCTAAATTAGAATCATTTATAAAAATTTGATTTGAACTAAAATTACTACCTGTATACCAAGCACCACCTCCTGGGTTAGATATGGAATCATTAATTGACCCCGTAGTACCAGGGGCAAAATTATCAGTAGTCCATTTAGTTTTTTGGTTAATATTATCTCTAAATACCCATGAACAACCATTAGAAGATGTAGGTAAATTAGAATATCTTCCTATTCCTTCATCCCATGATTTAGATACCGCAAATACTTCTATATGTTGTGTTTGGGCTAAATTTTTATGTTCAGTAGAAAATAATTGTAAACTAGCTGAAAAATTTTCTGTTGCCTTATTAGAAATAATATCAGTTATTTCTGAATTTTTAAATTGAATTAAAATTCTAGAAGGATAATATATATTATTATTATCTCCTTTTTCTTTTACTAATTCTAAAATTTCATCAATACCTGTATTTAGTAAATCCCTATCAGGATTGCTATAAATAGTTGCATCTTTTTCTGGAAATATTGAGTAATAAGCCATATTATGTTACAATTTGTCCTTTAATATCTTTATTTAGGTTTTTAACTTCAAATATACAAGGGTCTAAAGAAGGATAAATTATATCATCTATAGTTGCAGATTTAAGGTCATATTTATACTTTGAATAACCTAATGATTCACCTGATTTATTATTATAAATAATGTCTTGTACAGATTGAACACCTGCTGTACTTATTATAGTATTAATAAGTTCTGATTTAATAATAGGTTGATTAATTTGCCATTTATCTATATTAAAGAAATTTTTAACTTTTTGAATACAATTTAGTAATATTTCTTGATTATTAAAACCAGGAGATACTCTAATTTTGAAATCAATACTTATATTAATTATAAAAGCATCTTTTATATTAACTGCATCAGTTAACATTCTGTATTCTTCTAAATAAGTAGCTAAGTTAGTTTTAGTTGCATTAGTTAATTCAGATAAATTTTTATTTGTATTATATCCTAAAGTATACAAATTTAAAGCAAGAGGATTTGGAATTCTTGCATTATCTTCAATAGTTAATGGACTAATTTGATCATCTTGAGTTATATAAGCTTTAGCTATATTTCCAAATCTTGAAGGCATAGATAAAGCTCTTAAAATATAATCATCTCTAGTTACTGTTCTTTTTTGGGCTGAAAAGTTAGCCATTGTATTAAATCTTATTTCATCTATATTTTCAGCATCGCCCCCACCTGATGCTGCTTGAGGGTTATTAGAAGCTATACTAGCTATTATAAAACTCTTTAAATTATTATTTAAATTTACTTTAGTAGTACTAAATACAGTTTCGGGTTTTGTAATAGTATTTGAAGCAACATTAGCACTAACCCCTCCTCCTACTAAATAAGTAACTGTTAGAGTAGTGTTAGAGGGAACTTTTCCATATGTTCCTGTATATAAAAAATTTGAAGGATCATAAGCTCTATCTAATCCACTTCTTCCATCATTAATACCTAAACCAATATTGTTAGGATTAGGTATAATTTCTTCATCTGATTTTAATAAAGTACCTGCACCAAATTGAATTTCTAAATTATTTTCATTAGTAAATCTAGATATAAATCTTCTAGGTACAGTTTTAATTTTCATTAAATAAGGGGTAAATTGTCTATCTGTATAAAGTGTAGAATCATTAGCTAATATATTTATTTGTTCATCAAATATAGTATCTTGGGCTAAATAATCTACTTCTGAATATATATTACCATCAGTATCTTCTATTTTTTCTATCCCTATTATATTATTATCATTTAAATTTAATTTTAAGAATTTTTGTGGGGATGATAAACTAAATGTTGTAGTTTTTCTAACTGCTGATATAACTTTAGTAGTTTTTTTAAGTAAATAAAATTCAGGATTTCCATTTCCGTCTATTTGATATACATTAATATCTGTAGGACTTGCAGCTCCTGAAATAGCGAAATCTATTGTTTCTTCAGTAACAAAATTTATTCCTCCTTGAGTAGAACTAAAAGAAGATCCTTCTCCCATTATTAAAGTATAATCATAATCAGGGGCATAGTCTTTATCAGCTCCTTTAGATGGTAATAATTGAAATATTTCTAAATTAGTACTAGCTGCTTTAGTAACTTTAGGTCTATATCCTAAAGAATAAGCTAAATTATATAAATTTTTCTTTTCTTGAGCTAGTAATAAGAATGTTTCTTGTAATTGAGTATCGGTATAATAAGAAAGTACATCCCCCACATATGCTGCCATTTCTAAAAACATCATACCCGGGGATCCTTCAGAAAAATCATTGAAAGTTTGAGGGTAATAAGTTTGAGTATATTCAATTAATTGATTCCTTAATGTATTAAAATCTTTATTAAGGTATTTAATATCTCTTTGTGGTATGTTACTAGTATTAGAATAAGCCATTATTTATTATTTATTTGTTCATATGGTGCAGGACCTCTTTTATCTATACTTCCTATACCAATTTGAATAGCATCTTGTTTGCCATTTAAATTTGAAATATATTCTATCGTAACTTTAACAGTATTTGTATTAACTTCTTGATTAATAATAACATCAGATATAGTAATCATTCTATTTAATTTTGCGTCTTGAGCTATTGCATCTTGAATTTTTATTTGAAGGTCATCTTTATTTATATTTTGTTCAAATAATAAACTATTTAACCCTGCTCCAAAATTTGGTCTATTTATTAATTCTCCAGGTTCAGTAAGAACTACATGAATTAAATTAGATTTAGTTTGATCAGCAGTAGTATAATTAGTATTAAATACACCAGGTCCATTAAAGGGCAAAGCTACTCCTACTCCAGTTGAAGGAGTTAAATCTAAGGGATCTATACGTTGTTGTATTTGGGCCATTATGGTCTACTATTTCTTTTTTTATCTATAGCTTTCATTAATTCACGATAATCTCTATTCACTACATTTGAAATCTCGGGGGGTATTGGTGCTTCTGGTGTTAATGTTGATTCTAAATTAGTATTTCCTTGAGCCGTTTCATTTAATAGATTATTTAATGTTCCATTAGTTGAAAAATTTTGAGAAATAGATTTACCCATAATTTTTTCTTTTAAAGAAGATTGTACACTTGCAGGAATTGGATTACCCATTCCATTAGCTGTTATATTACGTTGTGTTGGTTGTTCTACAATT